AACTAAGTGCTGCTCGAATAGAAGAGCTTAGATATATAACTGGCTTAGATTATAAAACAGCTACATTTACATTAGAAAATCAAAAGAAACTATACATGGCTCACATACTAACATCAGGAGAAATGAAAAAGATTTACTCTGGTTTAGATATGGACTTGTATGGTAGCAGTGGATTAGATGAATCGGATTTAGAAGGTTTGTTTGACTCAAGCAATAGTAAGTTTAATACTCCAGTATTTTCATCAATTCCCGTAGAGGATTGGATTTATTATGGTAGTGTTAACGAGCAAGGCGAGACTTTTTATTATGGTGAAGATTAATGAATGAAGAAGAACTACAGGAACAAAACCCGTACGGAGCTTCTTACGAACAACCAGTTAACACACAGCTTTCTGTAGACGAATCATTAGCACAATCTGCTGCGATGGAGCAAGAGGAAGCTGACTATCAGAATAATCTAGATGCTGAAGCTGATGCTTTAGAAGATCCACGTGATTCAGAAAGATGGGGTGTTAAGGGTGTACTCAAAGAATTAGCTTCTATACCCTCGGGTGGTATACAAGACACTCTATCGTCTGGTACAACTTTTGCAGAACGTACTATAGACGCTGTCACTGGTCAACGACAGAAAGAAATAGAAGAGCAAGGTTATTATCAACCTGACTTTGATCCTTTTACAAACAATGGTCAAAGCGAAATAATTACAAAAACGTGGTGGGGTAAACTAGCTCGAGGTGTGGTACATTTTGGTACTATGGCTGGAGCTACAGTCCTTGCAGCTAAAGGTGCAGCCGCAGCTGGTATAGGTTTAGGTATAGGTGCTAGTGCAAAAGCATTACTAGGTGCAAACAGCTTAGTACGTGCAGCTGGTATTGGTGCTGTATCTGACTTAGTATCTAAAGAGTCTGACGGACATAATGCACTCGGTAGTTTACGTGACCACTATGGTTGGATAGATACACCATTAAGTACTAAGGATACTGACCATCCTGTTATGATGAAACTAAAAAACATCGTAGAAGGTATGGGCATAGGTCTTATATTTGATGGTGCTGCAATGTTACTAGGTAAAGGTAAAGCAGCAGTAGTTAAAAAAGTAGGTGATCGTAAACAAAGTGTAGATACACAGACACTAGCTAAAGGTCTAGAAGAACTCAGAGAAAATGAGACAAGATTTAGAGCTAGTAAAAATAAACCATTAGCTGAACCACAACAGGGAGCACACCTGTCAGAAGATGACCCATTTATTGTATGGGAAAATAACAAAAGAATACGTGAAGAGTGGGGTGCAGAAGATGGCTCTGCTGGAAACGTAACAACTGCTGTACAAAGAGCAAGAGCAGCTAAAGAAGCTGGTATTACAGAAGACGTAGCTGATGAAGTTTTACGTAAACTATACAGTAATAACAAATATCAAGCTATTATTAATGAAGTTAAAAAGAATAGGCTTACATTAGTAGAAGCATTTGGTGATTCAATAGCTGCACACCAGCGTATTACGCTTGGTAGAAATGCAGCTGACATGAAACCAGAAGAATATCTAGAAGAATTACTTAGAAATATGGACGCATATTCTATGACAGATATAGATGGCAACCTTGTAGATAGTGTAGAAACTCTTACAAGTAAGAATGTTGTCGTAGCTGACATGGTTGTGGGTACATTATTACAACAGGTACGTGATTTAGGTATAGCTGGTAGAGAACTAGGTAACTTTGTTGACTTAGCAGACACAGATAGTACACTAGAAGCTATCAGAGATACTATGTTTTTTGCACTTACTGAAGTAAAAAAAGCTAGAATCATAAAATCACAGAACTTTAGAGAGCTTGGAGCTGGTGTTAAACGTCAATATTTGACTAAAACACTAACAGAAGAGATGGTTGATACACGTGAATCAATACAAAGTATACTAAATATAGCAGATAAATCAGAAGATAGCAACCTATTAATGGCGTTATTCGAGGCTTTCTCTTCTATGCAAACAGTTAATAGTCTTGACGACTTTGACGCATGGGCAAGAAAGATGATAAAAGGTGGTGAGATCGAAGGTAAAGCACAGTCAGGTGCATTAATAAGAGAACTACAGGGTGTGTTTACTCACAGTGTATTGAGTTC